GCCTGAAGAAGGTGCGGAAAGACGCTAAGAAGGCAATGCTGGAGAAGACCACGTTAGTGATCGACGACAGCATCCGCGATATGTCATTCCTTGTGAGGCCTCTTCAATGCTTTAACGCAATGGCGAGTTCCTCATCTAAGGAGAAAATGTTTAGAACTGCTATGTTCGTCCAAACCAGGGCTACTGGTTTAGCCGGCAAAGAGCAGGTCAACGAATCGATTGAGTCTTTCTTGTCTGCGGCTACGCAGAAAAGAGAGTTCAAGACTAATGATCTTCTAGAAAGGTGCATAGATGAAGTGATTGACGAGTTACTCGCCAAACCCTTCCTAGGCACGAACCCAGAATTCAAGATGTCCATGAGTACCTCTGCTTGCAGAGAGTCCTCGCGGGCAAATGAAGGAAAGTTCGGTTACCTGAAGTCCCTTGTCCGTGATGCGGAGGTTTCAATACCCCCGCTGAGAGAAGGGATTCCAGGAACCCTTGGAAAATGGCTATGGCCTGAGGCAGCCCAAAAGGTTATCTCAGGTGATAGCAGCGTACTCGAAGTGAACGTCGCGGCCGTCCGTGAAAACGGAAAGGCACGTGTCGTCACGTCTGGAAGCTTTTGGAAGGATGTGGCTCTACAACCGTTTAGCCACATCACACTCCATTTGATCAAACAGCTAGATAATCTCAGATCCGGACTCAAGGCTTCAAGGCTTGGGTGGCGGTTCATTGAGAAAATCGTTCGTGAAAAGAATGACCGTGGAGGAGTTAACTGGATCTTTGATAAGAAACCGGTTTACCTCTACACGTCAGATTGGGCAAAGGCCACCGACGCTCCCACACCAGAAATGGGGTGGAGAGTGACGGGGCGACTTTTGGAAAAGGCAGGACTCGATCCGATGTCACTTGAGGTAATCAAGAGATATTGGCTCGGTCCGAAGAAGCTGATGTTGCGTGGAAAACACGTTGGTACACTGGTTAACGGTATACCAATGGGCGATCCACTGACAAAGACGAACTTGTCACTCGCTCATCCAATCGCAGACAGGTACGCCCGGTACAAGACGGGCTGCCTTTCACGCGAGGAAGGAAACGGCGACGACACCGCGGCGTTCAGTGATCATCCCAGTTATGGGAAGTATCACCTAGAAGCAGCAGTTGCTCTAGGATATGAAGCGTCCCCCCAAGATGACGTTATTACGACAGATTGGGGGACATACGCTGAGGAATGGTTCCATATCCCGACTTCGAACATAAACAGTACGAAGTGGGGAAATCGGTTCAAAAATTCATTGCTATTGCCGTACCTGGACACCCCCAAGATCAGGGTGTGTATAGGAACGCAAAAAGACAGGATTGATTTCTCGTCTGATCCAACAGGGAAAGTTACACTGTTGGGTCATGACCAGGAATACTTCAAGCTAAGTGATCCTGGACCGCATCACACCATCTATTCGGTGGCGTCTGCTTTTCAGGACATATGTTTATCGACGATTGACGACCACCGTCCTCTGTTTTTACCGAGGCAGGTGAATGGTGTTGGGAAACCACCACCACAGTGGTCAGTCGAATCATGGCTGAATATCATTTCACGAAGTAGGACTTGGCATGCCAAGTACTACATCTGTGTCATGAA